GCAGTGCATCAGGCACTCGTGGCGGCATCGAGATTGATGAAAAAACTGAGGCCACGCTGAAAAAAAAGCTGCAAGAGCACAACGAAAAGCACGGAGATGACCCAGCGAAAAAAACAGACTTGGGGGCACTCAAGGCTGTTTTCCGTCGCGGGGCAGGCGCATTTTCCGCAAGCCATCGCCCTGGTATGGGGCGGAATCAATGGGCCTTTGGGCGGGTGGATGCGTTCCTGTATCTGCTCCGAAACGGCAGACCAGAAAACAAAAACTACAAAACCGACAACGATCTTCTCCCGACAGACCACCCACGGTCCACACGAGGTGAGTGATGCCCGGTGAACTGCAAATCCAACAGGCTACCCAGCGCACAGAGGCAATCCTTCTGGATTTGGCAGAAGCCATCCAAGATGAAATCAGAGTGATTTTGGCATCACTGGACACAAAGGAAGGCAGCCTGGAGTCCACCACGTACAACCTCAGAGCGATTGAGGATGTACGCCGGCAGGTGCGTCAGATTGCAATCCAGCAAGGCCAGACGGCCATTGCAGAGCTCTTGGATACAGAGCTGCCAGACATCATCCAAGCATCACTGGCAGAGGCAGGGCTTGGGGATTTTGCACCACAGATAACCGATGACGTGTTGGATTTTCTGGATGGCTTGGAGCAAGAAGTCATCAAATCGCTCGACGACACCACAGGAGACCTTGCCCGTGCCATCCGGCGTGGCATCGTTGGAGGTTCACAGACCTCAGAGCTCTTGGAATCGGTGGCTAGGTCATTGGATACCACTCTGGGCAGAGCTGCCACGGCCATCGAGGGCGGTATTCGGCGCTTTAATGAGAGAGTGACGCTGGAGACAGCCAGAGACCTTGGCTTTTTTTACGTCTACATTGGACCAGATGACCAGAAGACCAGGCCGTATTGCAAACCACGGGTGGGCAAGGTGCTCACGCAAGAGCAGGCGGATGCAGCCACGGCCAATGTTGATGGCCGATGGAACTGCCGGCATGACCTTGCACCCATAACGTTGGATGAAGCCAGGAGGCAGAACCTGGAGTTTTTCAATGGCAAAACGTAGGTACACACCACCCACCGTAGGGGCCTCAAGCAAATATAAGATGATGGTGACCTACAAATCACACATCATTATTGATACCGACAAGGCGATCAAGGCAATAGGCTCATGGGCTGTGGGTCGAATCAAGCTGAGGACCCAGCAGGGGCTGGACCGTAAAGGAAAGCCATTTGCACAGTATAGTCAAGGATATAGAAAGGCGCTGGCTAGAGGTGGTGAGCAACCCAGCCCAATCGACTTGAGGGTATCCGGTACCATGCTGGGTGACTTGAGAGTCACAGGCAGGGGCAAGCGTATGGGATACCGATATGTGACGATTGGATTTTCAAATAAGAAAATCAGAAAATACAGACTGAAAGACAATCAAATCAAGTTTATCGGTGAAGGCAATCTGACCACAGGCGCCCTTGCCAGAATTCACCACTATGGCTTGGGGAGAGTGCCTAAAAGAGCTTTTTTCGGCTTAACAAAGGGCGAAAAACAACGGGCTTCCCAACATGCCATGCAGCAGAGTATAGTTCGTCAAGGAACTGGCGCACCCAGGCGGTTGCTTCATTCCTGATAAATGAGGAGGCAAAAATATGTCTGAGCAGGCTCAGATTGAGGATACGGTGGGGCAGGCCCCTGCCATCGAAGAAAAAGCTGATGTGCAGGTCACAGAGGCACCACAGGTTGACCCACGGTTAGAGCAGCTAGAAGCTGAGCTTTCAAAATACCGTGAAGAAGCCGAAAAGGCCCGAAAAGAGGCAGCATCAAGACGCATCAAGGCCAAAGAGGAGCAAGAGGCAAAAATCCAGGCATTAGCTGAGCAGCAAGAATACAAGGCGTTGGCCGAGGAACGTGCAAAGCTACTGGATACCATGAAATCGGAACTTGAGGGCCTTGGTGCTCTCAAAAGCAAAGCGGATGCATGGGATGCCTACGAAGTGAGAAAGACAGAGCAGATTGAGGCCAGGTTGCCCAGTTTGCCAGAGCAGGTGCGAAATGCAGTGCAAAGAGCACCAACGCTCGACCTGAAAAGGGACATCCTCTCCGCTTTTGATGCGATTCAGCAGCCAGAAATCGAGGCCACAAAACCTCTGCCATCCAAGCCTGCACCCCAGGCGGCACAGGCAGAAACACCCCCACCACCGTTCGATCCTGGCACTGCAAGTGCCTTGGACTGGGCGAACCTCAAAAAGCAAGACCCAGAGCGGTTTGCGAACCTCACTGGCGTCAATCGAGCAGGTCAGAAAAAATCAATCTTTTCGCAATATGCGGACCGGCTCAGAAAGTGACATTGAGAAATGGCTAACGAAACCACTTCCACAACCTACTCCACACACTCTCTCTCTTACATCCTCGGGGAAAACGCTGTCCCCGCCAACCTGCCTTCGATGGTTGTCAGCCGACTTGCCAACGAGGTGGACATTGATGGACAGCCCAGCAACACCTTTCAGGTTGCCGTCCACTCTGACCTTGGTGCAGCTTCCAGCGGTACCGAAGGCACGGCCATCAGCGCCAACACGGCTCTTTCCTATGCATCCGCAATCCAGGGTGCCGTTGTCGAAGGTGCGCTGGTTCGTGCCGTCGTGACCGACAATGCGGTTGCCTCCAAGTTCCCCGGCTTGGCTGGCGTTTCCGACGCCATGCAGACCCTGCCCTTCGAACAAAAACTGGCAGTGTTGCAGCCTGAGGTTGATCGCCTTGCTGCGATGTGTATGGAGAAATACGAGGACGACCACTGCAACCTGCTCGGTGGGTTCAGCAACACGGCTGGTAGCACTGGTGTTGACCTCAGCACGGCCAACATCTTTTCCGCCATCTACACCTTTGACACGCTGGATGCTTCCAACCAGAACCGTGCTCTGGTGTTGACCCCCAACCAGGTTGACGAGCTCCGCCGTGACCTCGCTGTGACCTCTGGCGGTCTCGGTGGTTCGCTGTGGACCAGCCAGATTGATACCAGCATCTTTGGTGCAGGTGGCATCCCTGAAAACGGCCTCATTGGTTCGTTCATGGGGATCCCCGTTTACCAGTATTCGCACTCACTGCGCACCCTGGTCAACACCAATGCTGACGTAGCTGGTGCACTGATGGCAATCGGCTCGGGTGACCCAACCCAGGCTGGCAACCCCGTTGGTGCTCTCATGAGCGTCCGCAAGGGTGGCCTCAAAGTGCGTCTTGAGCAGAGTGCCGCAGAGCGCGGAACCATCGTGGTTGTCTCGATGGAGTACGTTGCGGTGGAGCTGAAAGACACCCACGGCGTGTCCATCATCACTGACGCACCGTGATCTGACTGAAACCTGATGACGTGGCTGGGGGGCGCTGGTGCGCCTCCCACCACTCTCCTCAGCTACGTCATCACCTAGACTTTGGAGGATTAAAATGATTCTAGGTGGAAAATCGAAATACGACCGACCCAGTTATAAAAACTCACGGATTTACAATCTGACATCCATCATTGATGGTTCAGTGCGTACATTCGTCGACGATGGACCGTTTGAGGACAACAGCCAGTGGCACACACTGCAACCCAACGGCCAACGCCAGCAACTCATCCGGCAGCTCCAAAAACGATGCCCAGGCGATGACAGCCTGCCTCTGTTTTTCTCCGAGCAGCCATTGCCAGACCTTTACCACCCACTGATTGGCAAAATCCCTGTGCCCGTCGCCAATGCTGCCATCAAAGCAAAAATGGCAGAGTTCGCACCACATGTGGAAGGCCAAAAAGAGCGTGGGATTGAGGCTGTCAACTCAGCCAAGAAAGCAGAAGAGGCCAAAGCTGCACAGCAGGCTGCCGGCCTTGAAATGGCCCTGAAAAACGTGCTTGGTGACCTCGCTGCAAAGCCAAAGGCCGCACCAAGAGCGAAGAAAGCAGAGGCACCCAGTGAGTGATTATGAAAAGCGCAAAGAAGCCGTGGATAAGCTGGCCCGTGAGATGGTCAGGCACTCCGGCGGTAAGATTTCCAGTGACCAGGCTGCCCGTGATGCCGCCAAGGTTGCCCGCGAGACTGATTCCAAAAAAGGGAAATAGAAAATGACCACACGCAATCTGATTGCCCTATCTGCATTCATCATCGGTGGCCTCGTGCTGTCCTTCGGTGAGTGGCCACCCAAGGCGCTGGCCGTTGGTCCTGGCTTTGTAGAAAACATCAACGTGTCGTGCGGCACGTCACCCACCTCCATCGCCACAGCATCAGGCAAAGGCCCTGTGGCTTTGGCTTGTGAGTGTGACGCCACGGTGGCTTTTGGTGACTCTGGCGTTGACATCACAACCGACTATAACGCCCAGGTTTTCAGTGGTAATGTCCGCCAGCTTTGGTGTGATGCTGCCTCTGCTACTGCCTGCCGATGCATTGCGATGGTGACACGATGAGAAAAGCCCTGGTTTCTGCAATCTATCTTTCGGCTGCTTCCCTTGCCCTTGCCTCTGACCTTGGTGGCGACGGACTGGGAGGGCCTACGTTGCAGCCCAGGGCCAACTCTGCACAACTGGGTGAGCCTGGGTTGTCCAACAGAGAGACGGCCCAGGTTGACCCTGTGCTCATCGAGGCGGGTGAGCCTGCTTTGGATTTTCGTTTCGCCAAAAACAAAAATCTGACCGAGAGCACCACCAACGCATCCAGCTTGATCACCTTCTCCCGCAGCGCC